TCTGCAAGAGTTATGGGGTATAAATTACTCCAAAAGCCAGAAGTAAAGAGAGAGATTGAGAGACTTCAGAAGATGGCTTATGAGGCACAATTTGTTAGTTTTGAACGCATTGCTTCAGAACTATCTAATATCGCTTTCCATTCAAATAGCGAACAAAGTAGATTAAAAGCCTTGTCTCTTCTTCAAAAACAATTGGGCTTAGAGAAAACTGTAGTAAACGCAGATATAAATCAAACAGTAGAAATTAAAGTAGATATTGAAGATGAAGATTAACTTAACGATTTCAAAACGAATGTTTTCCCCAAAACTCTACCCTCTTCTTGAGGATTACTCCCATCGTTATGAGTTCTATAAGGGTTCAGCGGGTAGCGGTAAATCTTACTTCATTACGCAGAAGATTATTCTACGCTGTTTGCGGCAGGGGGGTATCCGCATAGCGGTTTGCCGCAGATACGCAACCACTCTCCGCAATTCTTGCTTTCAAACCTTTAAGGATATCCTTTCCTCTTGGAAGATTAAGGACTACTGCAAGATTAGAGAAACTGATATGAATATCAAGTTCTGTAATGGTAGTGAGATTATCTTTTTAGGATTGGATGAAGAAACTAAGTTATTGTCTTTGGCTGATATCTCCACTATCTTCATAGAAGAGATTTTTGAAGTAGAAGAGAGTAAGTTTCAGCAGTTAGATTTGCGTATGAGAGGTAAGGCGAAATCGCAACAGATTATAGCGGCTTTTAATCCAATTTCATCTAACCACTGACTATACGGGTTTTGTGTAGCAAATCCGCCAGAGAACCTTTTATTTAGTGAGACTACTTATAAGGATAATCCTTTCTTGAGTAAAGAGTATATAGAAGCCATAGAGAGTTATAGGGTGAGAAATCCTTGGCGATGGAATATATACGGTTTAGGCAATTGGGGTAATGACCCAGAAGGATTAGTATTTACGAATTGGCGCAAAGAAGAGTTTGATATACAACAACTTATTGCTTCTGGATTTAAGCGTAGAACTGGAAGCGACTTAGGTTGGGTAGACCCTACTACTATTGTAGATACTTTCTACGATGAAGCGGGAAAGCGCATTTATGTTTTCAATGAGTTTTATGCTACTGGAAAACAGTTGGATGAAATAGCGGAAGCGATGAAATCGATGGAGCTATCTCATCAGAAGATTTATATGGATGCTGCAGAACCCCGCTCAATTGATTTCTTTAGGCGAAAAGGGTTTAATACTGTCCCTTGTATCAAAGGGCCTGATAGCGTTGAGGCTGGCATTAGTTTCTTACAGAACTTGGAAATTATAGTTCTCCCCAAGTGTAAGAACTTAATAAATGAATTGGAGAACTTCTCTTATATAAAAGATAAGAAGACGGATAAATACACGGAGAAGATGGACCATGAGTTCTCGCATGCGGTGGACGGATTGAGGTACGCTTATTCTGATATTTATACCAACCGTAAACTAAAAACCTTTGACAAGAAATTATTAGGAATATAAGGAGGTTTTAATAAATGTATTATATCTCACGAGATGAAAAACTAACCGAGATGAAGATTGCAGAAATAATCCAAGCATTCAAAACGGTTGAGTTGCCGAAATTGGAGAAGAGATACCAATACTTCAAAGGCAACCAAGCAATCATGCGTAAGACTGTCAATGATGATACGAAGCCTTGCAACCGTATTGTGACAAATTTCTGCGATAACATTGTATCTACATACTCTGGATATCTTACAGGAATTGATATTACTTATAGTTCAGATGATGATATTGAAGCAATTCAAGATGTTCTTAACTATAATGATGTAAGTTCAGAAGATACCCAGTTTCTTGAAGATGCTTTAACTTTCGGTGTTGGTTTTGAGATTAACTGAATTGATGAAGACGGCAAACAACGTTTCAAAACATTAGACCCAAGAGATTGTATTCCAGTTTATTACAATACCTTGGAAGAAGACCTTGCCGCAGTCATCAGATTTTACACTGTATCAAACACTAATCTATTAGAAGCAGATTATATTGTTGAGGTCTATGACGAAAGGGAAACCCGCGTCTATAAAGCCAACCAAGCCTTTTCTGCTTTCTCTCTAATGGATTACAAACCTAACTTCTATGGTCAGGTTCCTATCACTGTCTTTGCTCTTAACAGAGAGTGGGAGAGTGCTTTTGATAAGGTTATCACTCTTCAGGATGCATACAATACATTACTCTCAAGCGAAACAGATGACTTTGAAGCATTCTGCGATGCATATTTAGTTCTTGATGGTATTGATGATGTAGACCCAGAAGCATTACACCTAATGAAGACTAATAGAGTATTAGTTCTTCCAGAAGGTGGTAAAGCCAGTTTCTTATATAAGACTATCAGTGATACCCAGATTGAAAACATGCTTGACCGCATTGAAACCAATATCCGCAAGATTAGTGCAACACCTGACTTCACAGACAGCACATTCGGAACTCAATCTGGCGTAGCAATCAAGTATAAGTTAATTAATTTTGAGAACAAGGCCAGCAAGATTGAGAAGGCAATGACGAAAGCCTTACAGCGCAGAATAGAACTTATCTGCTCTATCTTACATTTGACTACTGGTGAGGAAACTTGGAGAGATGTTAATATCCAATTCACAAGAAACTTACCAATTGATTATCAGGATTTAACAACGATGATAAATCAATTAAGAGGTTTAGTAAGTAGAAAAACACTTATAGCACAACTTCCATTCGTTCAAAACATAGACCGAGAGATGAATGCCGTAGAAGAAGAAAACGCCGCAAATGCTTCCCTTTATAACTTCTCTGCTAAGAACGAGGTAGATGAAGATGAGTTATTGGAAAGATAGAGTAGAAAAGCAAAAAGAAATACTTCTCGGTAAAAGTATTGAGGAAACAGAAAATCATTTAGCAAGACTTTACAGGGGTTCAATGAGAAAAGTAGAAAGTGAAATGAAAGAACTCTACTATGAACTTTTGCAAGATAGCATGGATGGAACTGTTTCTATTAACGACCTATACCGTTATAACCGTTATTGGGAAATCAGAAGCGACATTAACCGCAGACTTACAGATTTAGGCCAAGCGCAGATAGTCCTTATGGATAAAGACCTAACAAATATGTATCTCAAAGTTAATAGATACTTCAACGAGAACCCAAAGTTTTTAGCGAAAACCAGTAGAGGAATTATCAAAGAAGTTAGCACTATTCCAGTAGATATCAATTCTCCAATAGTCAGTGAGAAAGCGCAAGCGGTAGTTAATGCTTTATGGTGCGCTGATGGCCGTCATTGGAGTGAGAGGGTTTGGTCTAATCTACAACTACTCCAGAGTAGTTTAGAGGAAGGTTTAGTGGATACGATTACCCGAGGTATTGACCCAATACAAACGGCCCACAGAATAGCACAGGAACAGTTAGGACCTTACGAGAGTTTTAATCAAGCTTTTGCGAGAAGCAAACGCCTTGTTAGAACTGAATTAAGCCATATCTATAATGAGGCCGCAGTTGAACGCTATAAAGAAGCGGGATGTGAGGGCTACGAATGACTAACCGCACATGATGAACGCACTTGCGCAGATTGCCAAGATATGGACGGCAAGTTCTTTCCTTTTGGAAAAGAAACTAACGAGGATATGCCGCCCCTACATCCTAACTGCCTATGCACTGTAATCCCAGTTATTGAGGGAGGTAAGCGATATGTCTAAATACATTTTAGAATGTGAAGAGAATGGAGACCTTTATGTAGTTGAAGATGAAGCAACCTTCACAGAAGGTATCATCATAGTTGATGAAAACGGCAATCTTTACTACACAGGTGAATACCCATTCGGAGGTAATAATGTTTAGAGTTGATAATGACAATAAAATATATCTAACCAGAGGTGATACCGCAGTTCTTAATTTAGTTATTGATGCAGTTATCAATGGAAAGGAATATGAGGTATCAGAAAATGATAAGGCTATTTTTACTGCTAAGAAGGGAGAAAGTGTTCTCCGTATAGAGGCCGCAGATGCAACAACTGTTAACTTTACACCAGAGTTAACAAAAGACTTAAAAGCAGGAACATATGACTATGATGTAAGATTACTCACTTCTTCTGGAGATGTTTTCACTGTTATTGGTCCAGCACATTTTTATCTTATAGAGGAGATTGGTAATGTGAACTCTGAAAGCGAAAATTAACCAAGAGGGAGAAATAGAAATTGCGGTTAATAATACAGCAACTACTGTTTTATTACCGAAAGAAGAACCATCATTTGAAATAGATGGTGTGAAAATTGATTTCATTGTAGAAGGCGAACTACTATATGCTATTACAGATGCGAGAGTTCGTTTCATTTACGATGAAGCAACTGGTGTTTTAGAAATTGAGGAGGTAGATTAAATGGCTAAATACTTAATTGGAAACATCAAAGGCCCAAAAGGCGATAGGGGTGAAGCAGGCCCAACTTATACTGCTGGAACTGGTATAGATATTACTAATAATGTAATCTCCGCAACTAATAGTGGTGGAATTACAACTGAAACAGACCCAGTGTTTAGTGCAAGCCCAGCGGCGAACATCACAGCACAAAACATTTCAGATTGAAATGCTAAGTCTGATTTTGATGGGGATTACAATGATTTAACTAACAAGCCAGACTTATCTGTCTATGCAACAACAACCGCATTAGGAACAGGTTTAGCAAGAAAGCAAGACACTTTAACCGCAGGTGCAAATATCACAATTGAGAACAATGTTATTTCTGCTACTGGAGGTGGTGGAGGTAGTTCTGAGATTTTTGAATATGATGGTTCTGCCGAAGCACAAGCATCTTTACTCGAATTATTTGCTAATGATACACCACCAAACTTTATTAAAGATAAGAGAACTAATTTGGGTATAAATGAAAGTGTATATAGTTATATTCAGAAAGTGACAATTGGAACTTCGATATGATTTAAGTATGGTATAGTAAATGATAATACAAACGGTTTGGGCTATGCTTTAAGGTTCAATGTGCCCAGTGATTATTCTACAATTACTTCATTAAATAAGATTGAAAGAACAATTGATGGAAATAGTTTGAATATCTCGTGGGCGAGAGCAACAGATTTCCCATCCGCAAGCACTAAATTATTAGGTCATATAATTCAAGCAATAGGAACTGATTATGCCAAAAAGACAGAAATCCCAACAGCACAAGCAAATGCCGCAACTTCATTATTCCTAAAAGATAGTAATGACCAAGTATATGAAATTACTGTAGATACGAATGGACAGTTAACCGCAACCGCAGTTAGCAACTCATAAAAAATTTTGTTATAACACTAACGAAGGGCAAGTTCAGTTAATTCTGGACTTGCCTTTTCTATAAATTATGAAGGGCTACCAATAGGTAGAACTTATTTGAAAGGGCTATCCAAGAGATAGAACTTAAAGGAGAAAACATTATGGATGAAAATAAAGAAACACAGGGTCAGGAAGTAGAAACTCCTGAAACTGAAGAAAAGACTTACACACAGTCTGAACTTGACGCTCTATTACAGGCAGAAACAGACCGCAGAGTTAGTGCGGCTTTGAAGAAGCAGGAGCGTAAAAACCAAGAGAAGTTAAAAGAAGCACAGAAACTCGCAACCATGAACGAGCAACAGAAGTATGAGTATGAACTCGCACAGAGAGAAGCCGCTATTGCGGAAAAAGAGAAGGAACTTGCACTCGCAGAGAATAAGGCAGAAGCGTCTAAAATCCTTGCGGAAAAGGGCCTATCCCCGCAGTTAGTAGAGTTCGTAGTAGCAGAAAGTGCTGAAGACATGGCGTCTAACATTTCTCTCTTGGAAAAATGCTTTAAGCAAAGTGTTAAAGAAGAGGTCAATAAGAGATTGGCTGGTTCCGCACCAAAGAAAGGTCTTCCAATGGATAAGTCCATTACTAAAGAAGACTTTAGAAAAATGTCTTATGACGAACTAATGGAATTAAAGACGAACCAACCAGAATTATTTGACCAATTAAAAAATCAATAATTGGAGGTAAAAACAAATGGCAAGTAAGTATGATTCAGCCAATATCAAAACTTTTGATAACGAGGCTCTTGAAGTCAAACTTGAAAATCAGTTAATTACTGCTCTTAATATGAACCAGTTCATTACTATGGACTATTCATTAACAGAACAGCCTGGCATGGTTAAGAAAATTAGAACTTATAAAGGAACTGGCGCAGTTGAAGATTTAGCAATGGGCGCAGGTAATACTGTTGCTATTGGTTCAGAGTGAGATGAAGAACCTTATGAAGTAACAACTACACAAGGTCATGTTCCTTTCTATGATGAACAGCAAATGAATGACCCAGTTGCTATTGACAAGGCAATCCAGCATTTAAGTGAAGCCTTAACAAATGATGTTACTACTAAGGTAGTTACAGAACTTCGTAAGGGAACTGGAACATTAGCAACTCTTGACTTTGATGGTGTTGTTGATGCTATCGCTGAATTCCCAGAAGAAAATGCAACAGGTCTTTACTTACTCATGAACAAGATGGCTTATGCCGAAGTTCAGAAGGCATGCAAAGACCAGCTTAAGTATGTTGAAGACTTTGTGCGCAGAGGCTATGTTGGTCATTTAGCAGGCGTTCCTATCTTCGTCACTAAGGCTATTGCAAACGCTGACCCTGATGCAGAAACACCAGTAGCAGAACATGCAGAGGCTTTCCTTGCTTCAAAAGATGCTATCACATGCTTCATGAAGAAGGGTGTTGAAGTAGAACAGGAAAGAGATGCTAACACTCGTAAGAATGATATCTATGGCAGAAATGTAAAGGTTATCGCTATTACAGACGCTACTAAAGTTTTCCATTACGAAGCTTAATAGTTTCTCTGTTGGAGGTAATTCAGAATGTTAGAAGACATTAAATTATTATTAGGGCCAGCCGCAGAAGGCAAGGATGAGATAATTCAACTACTTATCAATCTGGCTACTGATGATGCGGTTAGCAAAACAGGATGCTCTGACATTCAAACTCTTCGTAGCGTCATTATAGAAATGGTTATATTTAAGTTTAATAGGTTAGGCACAGAAGGTTTAGAAAGTGAAAACTATTCCAGTGTTTCCTACCATTATTCTTCTGATTACCCTGAAAGCATTTTAAGTGCTCTCAACTTCATTAGAAAATCCCAAAAGGGAATGGGGAGTTTCAAAATCCTATGGTAATCAATAGAGAGATGCGCCAAGCGCAGATGTATTCTCTCGGTGTTATGGATGAATACGGCCAAGAGGAAATTGATTTAGAGAATGCAGTTCCTATTCAATTGACTTTTGGCTTGTATAACCATCACGATACAGAAGATGTGCGTTATCAGGATGTTGAATACACTGGCCTCACTCATTCAGTTGTATCTGATAAGAACATTATCCAAATCGGTGAAACAAAATACAAAGTTAAGTTTGTTAATCCTTTTGGAAGGTTAAATCAAGTCTTTTTAATTACTTACTAATTAAGTAGGATTTCACAATGGCTCATATAATAATTGGACTTGATAGACTAAATGTTAAATTAGATAAATTGAAAAATGCGAACAGTGAGAAGGCAATGGCAGACGCATGTCTACTTGTAGAGAGAAGTGCCAAGGAAAAGGCTCCAACAGGAGACACTGGTATTTTAAGAGATAGTATAACTTCTGAATACAACGCCAAGGAAGGCCGCATAGGCACTAACCTTGAGTATGCGCCTTATGTGCATCAAGGAACTGGTATCTATGCCGTTAATGGCGATGGCCGTTCAGATGTGCCTTGGACTTACTTTAGTGAGACAAGACAGCAATTCTATACTACTTCTGGACAGCAACCGCAACCTTTCCTAACTGACGCTTTTGAAGAAAACAAAAAAGAGATAAAAGAATTATTTGCTAACGCGATTAAGGAGGCCATTTAATGATTGATTATAAACCAACTTTGGTTAATGAGTTGAAGACTATTGGTCTCCCAGTTCATTACGAATTATTTTTAACGAAAGATACAGAAGTTCCTTGTATCTCTTACCAAGAGGGAAACAATTCAGTTCATGCGGACGGAGATACTTTAGGATACTCTGATATAACTTTCCGAGTAAAGGTTTGGAGCAAGAGGGCAAAGGAATTAGCCCAATACTCCAAAGAAATTGATAGTCTAATGCGCGGGCTTGGTTTTGAACGTATCAGCACCAATGAACTTTGATTGGATGGTATAGGTCAAAACCTTTTAACATACCGTGGATTAGGTTTAGAGCAATACTAAATGGAGGTAAAAAATTATGGCAACAGCACATGCTGGTATTTTAAGTAAAGATGTTGAGTTCTATCTTGATAATGCCAAGGTAGAAAATCTTCAGGAATTCCCAGATTTAGGTGGTGCGGCAGACCAAGTTGATGTTACAACATTAGCCGATGGCGCTTATATGTATATCAATGGTATCAAGGACTATGGTTCTCTTGAGTTTACATTCTTATATGACAATAGTGCTACTACTTCTAATTACCGTGTATTAAGAGCGGCAGAAGAAGATGGACAGGCTCATGATTGCAAGGTTAAGTTCCCTGATGGAACTGAATTCTCTTTCAGTGGAATGATTTCAACAACAATTACTGGTGCTGGCGTTAACGCCGCTTTACAGTTCACAGCTACAGTCAACTTACAGAGTGATATTACTGTAAAAGACCCAGCTGGTAACTAATTTAAAATTTAGGGTAGGTGGAGAAATCTACCTACCCATTATTTTTTTGAAAAGGAGAAATAGAATATGCTTTCACATAAGTTTACAGTAAAAGGCAAGGATTATGATTGCCGTTTAAGCGCAAAGGCTTGCGTAGAATTGGAAAAGAAGCTTGGAACGAATCCTCTTAACATTTTCATGGAGATAGCCCAGAAGGGACAGGTGCCAAGTGTTGAAGTCCTTATTACAATTTTACAGGCTTCTTTGATTCAGTTTAATCATGGAATGTCTATGGATAAAACATACGAACTTTATGATGACTTTGTAGATGAAGGACATAACATTATGGATTTAGTTCCTGAACTTTTGGAAATCTTTAAGGTATCAGGTCTAATTCCAGAAGCAGATGAAGTAAAAAACGCGTAGAGGAAGGTTCCAAGGAAGACCTTCCTAAATCGTGATTAGAGTTATTTGAGAAGTTATTGCCAATTGCCCTTAGAGCAGGTGTAAATATCCTTGACTATTGGAATTTGACATTAAAAGAGATTACAGCAATTCTCAATAACTATAAAGAAGTAGAAGAGACGAGGGCAAAAGAACAAACTATCATTATGTATAACCAAGCGCATATGATAGCGGATTTTGTTAGCCTTCGATTAAACGGAAAATCCATACCTTCCTATGAAGAACTCTTCCCGCAACAGCAAACGGAGGAAACCTCCGAAGCGCAGAAGGAAAGAGACTATAAAGCAATGATGCTTCAAAAGGAGCAATGAATGTTTTTTGCGAAACAACATAACGCCAAGAGGCGTAAGAAATTAGGAGGTGATGGCTTATAACACTTGAAAAATTAGTAGTTATTATCCAAGCCGAAACAGCGGCATTAGAAAAAGGCATAAATAGAGTAAAAAGCCAATTATCTTCATTAGAAAGCCAAGCGAGTAAAGTATCAGGAGCCATTTCAGGGGCTTTTAATAGAGCATCTTCTGGAATGAATAAAGCCTTTAAGGCTATTTCTCTTGGTGCTTTAATGGCAGGGCTTGTTGGTTTCGGTAAGACGGCATTGGATTCGGCTTCAGACCTCCAAGAATGACAGAATGTAGTTCAGGTAGCATTTGGCGATGCTATTACCGAGGTTGAGAAGTTTA